CGAGCGAAAAGAGCGCGGCCTTGCTCGAGCAAAACCGCCCGCTCCGGTGAAACCGGAACCCGTCGCGGACGCCCCCGCGCCCCCCGCGCGCGAAACCGTGACCGCTCACATCCGCGGGATTCTGGACGGCTCGGTCCCCTCGAACCGCTGGATTCGGCTCGCGGCGGAGCGGTGGGTCCGCGACCTCGACCGCGCCGACTTGGAGATGGACTGGGCGGAGGTCGACCGCGCGATCCGATGGATCGAGGGGCTACGGCTCGTCGGCTCGCACGCGGGAGAGGCTTGGGCGCTCCTCCCTTGGCAGCAATGGCTAGTCGCGGGGTGCCTCGGGTGGCGGATGAACGGCCTCCCGCGGACGCGGCTATGCCTTACCCAAGTCGCCCGGAAGAATGGGAAGTCGACACTCGCCGCGGGGATGTGCCTTTGGGAACTCGTCGGGCGCGGCAAACCGGGCCGCTCGGTCCATGTGATCGCGAACAAGCGGGAGCAAGCGGCGATCGTTCTCGACACCGCGCGGGAGATGGCTACGCCGATCGAGGGCGTCGATGTCCTCTGGCGAAGCATCCGCTCTCCGCACGGCACGATGGACGCCCAGACCGCGGCGGAGCGATCGCTCGACGGACTGAACCCCTCGCTTTGGATCGGCGACGAGGTGAGCGAGTGGCGCGGGCGGTTCGTCACCAAGTTGACGACCTCGACGGTGGCTCGCGAAGACGCCCTGGCTCTCTTGATATCAACCCCGGGTAACTGCCCCGACCTCGTGTACCCCGAGATGGTCGCGAAGGCGGAGAAGATCCTCCTCGGCGAGATCGAACTCGACTCGTGGTTCCCGCTCCTCTACGGGATCGACGAAGGCGACGACATCGAGGACCGCGAGGTTTGGAGGAAGGCGAACCCGTCGCTTGGAGCCTCGCTCCGCCCCGAGGTCTTGGAGGCCCAGTGGCGCGACATGTCGCTAACCCCGATGGGCCGCGTCGAGTTCACGCGGTTCCACTGCGCCCGCCCGGTCGATGTCGTGGGGCGATGGCTCGATATGCGTCACTGGGACGAGGCTGGCGGGGAGCCAGTCGAGATCCCCGAGGGGGCGCGAGTGTGGCTCGGCGTCGACCTCTCGAAGTCGCAAGACCTCTCCGCGGTCGTGATCGTCCACCCGAGGCCCGACGGCCTCGTGGAACTCGCGGGGCGATTTTGGTATCCACACGAGCATGCAAGGGAGCGGGAGGTCGCGTACTCGGCACCGTTCTCTCGCTGGGCGCACGAGAAACGGCTTACCTTGACGCCCGGGCGGGAGGTGAGTTGGGAGGCGATCCGCCAAGAGATTCACGAGATCGCGAAGAGGTACGAGGTCGCCGAGATCGCGGTCGACCCGTGGGCGTCGAGTTACTTCATCGAGACCCTTGCAAGCGACGGCCTCCCGGTAGCGGGGTACAAGCAAAGCCTCGAACTCATGGCCCCCGCTACCCAAGAGTGGGCGAACCTCTGGGTGTCGCGGAGGTTCCGTCACGGGGGCGACCCGATCCTCCGCATGTGCTGCGCGAACGCGGCGGTGTGGACGGACTCAAACGGGAACATGAGGCCCGTCAAGGACAAGTCCCGAGGCCTGATCGACGGCCTCATCGCTGCTATGATGGGGGTGCATACTTGGGCGCTGTCGCAAGGGACCGCGGCGTCGATGTATGAGTCGGGGGTGGGCGTCTAGTCGTCGGAGATTGGGTCGAGCGTTTGGGTCTTCTGGATCTCGCGAAGCGCGCTTTCGGCCTCTCGACCAACCAAGCCTCGGCTTGGTTCCTGTCGCATGATCCCGCGGCCAGCGGCGAGCGAGTCACCGAGGAGACTTGCTGGTCGATCGTCCCGGTGTACCGCGCGCTTACGGTAATCGGGAACGACATCGCGAAACTCCCGGTGTCGGTCGTCTCTGGCGAAGGCCGCGCGACCCGCCCGGTCTCGTCGGTCGCTACCGACCTCCTCGGCCTCGACGCGAACGAATACCACTCCGGTTTCGAGTTCCGCCGCACGCTCACGACGCAGGCGCTCCGCTACGGAAACGCCTTCGCCCAGATCGTGAGGAGCGGTCGCGGCGAAGTTCTCGCGCTGATCCCGCTGCTCCCGCACGAGGTGACGCTCCACGTTATCGAGGGCGTCGTCACCTATCGGCACGCCCACATCGGCGAAGTGCCGCACGACGAGATCCTCCACATCCGCGCACCGGGCGGGGACGGCTTGTGGGGCGAGTCGCCGATCCGCCAGGCGCGCGAAGCGCTCGGTCTCATGAAGGCGATGGAGAAGGCGGGCGGGTCGCTCTACAAGAACGCGGGCGTTCCGAAGTTGGCCTTCGTCCATCCCGGGACGCTCAGCGCCGCGGCGCAGCAGTCCATCGTGGACTCGTATCTCACGAAGCACGGCGGACCCGCGAACGCGGGGCGTCCGCTCGTACTCGGCGAAGGGATGCGCATCGAGAAGATAAACCAGACGCTTGAAGACCAGATGTGGCAAGTCGCTCGGGAGTTCTCGATCCAAGAGGTGAGCCGCCTCTTCGGGGTTCCGGTCGTCTACCTCTCCGACCACTCGCGCTCCACGTTCGCGAGCATCGTCGAACTTACTCGCACCTATTGGGACGCTTGTCTCTCGCACTGGTGCGCGGTGTGGGCGGAAGAGGTGCGGCGGAAACTGCTCGCGCCCGGGCAGCGCCTGCAATGGGATACGCGCGATCTCCTGAAGGGGTCTTTCGCCGATCAGGTCGCGAGCCTCCGCTCCGCGATCGAGGTAGGTCTTCTCACCCAGAACGAAGCCCGCGACCGCCTCGGCCTCGCGCCCGTCGACGGCGGCGACGAGATTCTCCGCCCCGCGAACACGCTCGTCGGCTCCGATCTCGACACCGACGACGACGACGAGGAGGACGACGCCGATGCTTGAACGCCGCGCATTCCGCGAGGCATCCGCGGAGGGTTCCCGACTCAGCGGCTACGCCGCGGTCTTCCGATCGGCGAGCCTCCCGCTCCCATCTCCGCGCGGGGAGTTCGTCGAGACCATCGAACCGGGAGCCTTCCGCCGATCCCTCGCTTCGTCGACCGTGTGGGCGTTCTACGGTCATGACGAGACTTGGCCGCTCGCCCGCACGCCCGACACCCTCGCGCTCCGCGAGGACTCGCGCGGACTCGCCTTTGACCTAACACTCCCCGACACGACACAAGGCCGCGACGTTCGCGAACTCCTCGCCGCTGGAGTTCTCGATGGTGCGATGTCGTTCGGTTTCCGCACGAAGGAAGACCGCTGGGAGCGCCGCGATGGAGTCCTCCATCGGACGCTTCTCGACGTTGACCTCGTAGAAGTCTCGATCGTGAAGGAGGCCGCGTACCCCGCGGCTACTTCCGCGTTGCGGGGGCAACGCTCACTGGCGACGGCCCGACGTAGGGTCGCGCTCCTCTCGCGAGTCGTCGGAGGGAATGCCTAAGACTTGAAGACCCAGAACGAGACCCGCGCCCGTCTCATCACCCAGGCGCAGAAGTTGATGCATACCGTCGAGACCGAGGCCCGCGAACTCACATCCGAGGAGTCGCAGACGCTCGACCGCATCCTCGCCGATGTCGACAAGATCGACGCCGAGGCCAGGAACGCCGAGCGGAAGGAGCGCGTCTCCTCGCTCTCGAAGGGACTCGACGCACCGATCTCGAAGATCGCGCACGCGGCGCGGGCCGCGGCGGATCATGGGCGAGACGAATACCGCTCCGCCTTCTACCACTACCTCCGCACGAGCGACACCTCGGAACTCCGGGCGTTGGCGATCGGCACCGACACCGCGGGCGGCTTCACCGTCCCGACGACGACCGAGGCCCGCATCGTCGAGAAGATGTACCAAGCGAGCGTTATCCGAAACCTCGCTTCCGTTCGCTCGACGCCCGACGACCGGAAGATTACCGTCGAGAACTCCCTCGGCACCGCGGCAATCGTGAACGAAGCGGGGAACATCGCCGCGGCGGATGTCTCCTTCACGCAGGTCGAGGTCGGCGCGTACAAGTACGCCACCCGAATCACCCTCTCCCGCGAACTCATGGACGACTCGCTCATCGACTTGGAGGCGTACCTCGTCGACAAGTTGAGCCTCCGCATCGCTCGCGCGCAGGAGGAACACTTCTGGGACGGCAACGGAAGCACCCAGCCTCAGGGCGTTATTCAGGGTCTCTCCGCGGGCAAGACGCTTGCCAACGGCCAGACGCTCAAGATCACGAAGCCCGAGGACATCCTCGACTGGACCCACTCGCTCGCGCCTCAGTATCGGCGCGGCGCGGTGATCCTTACCTCCGATCAGGTGATCTCCCAGATTCGCCAGATCCGCGACGGCTCGGGCGGCACCGT